ACGGGTGGTAGCGAGCGTGTTCGGGTGGATAGCAGCGGAACGCTTAAAACAAATGTGGGCGGTGTTGAAGGTATTCAATTAGCAACAGATTTGAATAGTTCTACCGTATCAAGTCGTTTGTTGTTTTCCGAAACCGGTTCAACACTCGCTCTGCTTAACTCTAGTGGGAATCTATTTTTTAATACCGGAGTATCCAAGGGTTCATCAAGCGGAACAACTCGTGTTGTGTTTAATGCAAACGGTGTCGGACTTGGTGGGTCTACACCATCATCAGGTACAGGTATCGCTTTCCCTGCTACGCAATCTGCATCGTCTGACGCAAACACGCTGGATGATTATGAGGAAGGTACTTGGACACCTGCTATTGCTGGTGGTTCTGGAACGACATACACAACCCAGAACGGTTGGTACACAAAAATAGGAAATTTGGTGACTATTGGGTTTGATTTAGTTATTAATGCGAAAGGAACAATATCTGGCACTGCTCAAATAACAGGGTTGCCTTTTACAAGTGGAATCGCTGTTTCAAGAGGAGGTAGCAGTTTTGCAGTAGCAAATAATACTGGAACGGCTTATGTATTTACTGCTGGTTTTGTTGATCTCGGAGTTACAGTAATTGATATTTATATTAAAACAGCCGCCGCGACTTCCACTAGCGTTCCAACTGGTACTGCTTTTTTTGCAGCAGGTACGCAATTAATTGCAAGCTTTTCATATCGCGTTTAATTATCTACGTCGGACTATCGTAGACGGAAAGGAAAAACATGATTACCAAAGAAACCGTTGTGGATCAAATTACCCTAACAGAGAACGGCATCGTGCTGTACCGCGAAGCCACTCGCATCATTGAAGATGGCAAGGTACTGACACAGACGTATCACAGGACTTCTCTGACACCGGGGCAAGACTTAGAAGGTCAACCCGCTAACGTAGCTGCTATCTGCAATACGGCTTGGACTCCTGAAGTTATTGCTGCGTATCAAGCACAGCAAGCCGCATTGGAGGCCAAATAATGCCACGATCCAGAGAACTAGCAGAACTTGCCACCAGCTATGACAGCGGTGGCTCACTTGGTTTCCGTAACCGCATCATTAACGGTGACATGAGGATAGATCAGCGTAATGCTGGGGCGAGTGTGACGCCTACTACAAGTTCTTATACGCTAGATAGATGGTTCGCAGTTGCTAATGTTTCGTCAAAATTTAGTGTTCAACAAAATGCGGGTTCTGTAACTCCACCAGCAGGATTTACTAATTATTTGGGGATAACTTCTTTAGCGGCTACTTCTCTAGGCGCTAGTGATTATTACCTTATAAGCCAAAAAATCGAAGGCTATAACATTGCAGATTTTGGGTGGGGAACTGCTGGAGCGCAAACAGTTACTCTGTCATTTTGGGTTCGAAGTTCTTTAACTGGCACTTTTGGCGGTGTTTTTACCAATTCTGCACAGAATAGAAGTTACCCCTTTACATACACAATTTCCGCCGCCAATACTTGGGAACAAAAATCTGTAACAGTTGCTGGCGATACAAGTGGCACTTGGCTCACTACAAATGGCACAGGGCTTTGGTTATTGTTTGGTTTGGGTGTTGGCTCAACATTTAATGGAACTGCTGGCTCTTGGTCTGGTTCTACTTTTCTTTCGGCTACAGGCGCAACTAGCGTAGTCGGAACCAACGGAGCCACCTTCTACATCACCGGCGTACAACTAGAAGCTGGCTCAGTAGCAACACCGTTCGAGCGCAGAGATTATGGGCGTGAGTTGATGATGTGCCAGCGGTACTGCATTGTTTATGGCGGCACTTCAGGTTATGAAAGATTTGGTAGTGGGCCTGCAGCCGCTACAACATACTCGTTTGCATCTTTGGCATTACCAGTGCAGATGAGGGCTTCTCAATCGATAAGTTTTTCAAGCGCATCACATTTTGCAGTAGGTGACGGCGTTTCGAACACTACAATTACAAATCTTATTATTGGTTCAACAAGCACAAAGGTTTTAAACCTTACTTGTGAAGTTGCATCTGGCCTTACTGCAACTCGATACTATGATTTGTTCGCTAACAATACGACTTCAGCAAGATTAACAGTTTCTGCGGAGTTATAAGATGACCCAATATAAATTACAAAAAGGCTTGTTTGGTGAGGTTTGTGCCGTGACCATTGTTGGTCAGAACATCAGCATCCCAATGGACGAAGCCAACACCGACTATCAAGCTTTTTTGCGCTGGTGTGACGAGGGCAACGAACCATTGCCAGCAGATGAGGTGTCAGGTGAATGATTGGCTGACTAACCTTGGCGTGGGCGCTGGCGCTGCTGTCGCCGGTGCCTATGCCATGTACCGCAAGGTACTGGCTGACAACCGCGAAGGCCGCATCAACAGCACGACTGACGCTGCTACCCAGCAGGTCATCCAGATGCTGCGGGATGAAGTCGAGCGCCTGTCGCAACGGCTGGCTGCGGTCGAAGAGCAGAACCGTAAGTGCGAGGAAGCTAACGATGCCTTGCGCGAAGAGATCATTGCAATGAAGAAGCAGCTCCACTTGTTCTGATGTGCTTGATCCGATCACAATTGCTGCGGCCTACAAGGCCTGTACCACAGCAATCGATCTTGCCAAGAAGGGTGTCGAACTTTACAAGCATATCAAGAGTACCAGCGGGGATGTCAGCGACGTACTGAAAGACCTGAAGGAGCAGTACCACAAGATCGTCAGCCCGACCAAGGAGCAGACGAAGCAGTACAACGAAGAAGTTAAGCGAGTGCAGGAAGTGGCAAAGGCCACGCCGGATGATGTACTGAATGACATCTGGTCAAACCTTGGCAACTTCATTGACCAGTACGAGGCGCTCGCAAAGATCTATGTGCAGAGCGAGGCAGCAGCGAAGGAGGTTTACAAGGGTGATCTGTCGCTAGGTCGCAGGGCTCTGGAGCGTATCCGGCTAGAGTCTAAGCTGGATGAGATGCTGGCGCAGGTGCGAGAGCAAATGGTCTACAACACGCCATCAGAGCTGGGCTCTGTATGGTCAAGGTTCGAGAAGGCTTGGACTGATATACAAAACGAGCAGGCCGATGCGTTAGCAGCAGAGACAAGAAAACTACAGGCGGCTAGATGGCAACGAAGGCAGGCGGTAAATCGGCTCAAAAGCCGTCTGGTATGGATTGGAGCAGTCGTGTTCGTAATACTGTGGGCAGTGGGTCTAATGTGGCTGGTAATCAGAAGCGCGACAATGAGGATGTACCTTGGTCACTGATTGCTACGGTCATGGCTGTGGTGCTGATGTTCTTTATCGTCATGCCGATCCTGGCCTTCATGTACTACGACATGTACTTTGCGACCCAGGCTGCGGTGCATGAAGTCAAGAAGATGAAACAATTAAGGCGTGAAATACTGGAAGAGCGGAGGCAAGGCAATGCTTACAGAGAGCCAACTGAGGCAACTGATCCCAGGGAATAAGTATGTGTCCTATTGGCACAACGCACTGGAGCAGCTGCTGCCGGACTATGACATCAATACGCCCCAGCGCATTGCATCCTTCATTGCTCAATGCGCACATGAGTCTGGCAACTTCACAGCGCTGAAAGAGAATCTCAACTACAAGTGGGAAACCCTGCGCAGGTTATTCCCTAAATACTTTCCCACCGATGAGATGGCCAAGGACTACGCGAGCAGGCCGAACAAGCAGGCGGCAATCGCTAATCGGATCTACGCTGGCCGCATGGGTAACGGCGATGAGCAGTCATCTGATCCCGCAAAATGGATCGGTCGCGGATTGATCCAGCTGACCGGTCGCTCAAACTACCAGGCATTTGCTGACTCGGTCGAGATGGACATCAATGATGTGCCTGAGTATCTTGCCACCTTCGAGGGCGCTGCACAGTCTGCTTGCTGGTTTTGGGAGACCAATGGTCTAAACAAATTCGCCGACGCTGATGACATCCTCGGTATGACGAAGCGGATCAACGGCGGCACGATAGGATTGCAAGACCGGATCAAGCATTACAAACACGCGCTGCATGTCCTGGGGGTGAAATGAGATACCTGCTGATCTTGCTGCTGCTGGCTGGGTGTGAGGATCGCTTTCGTTATCCATGTCAGGACAACAAGAACTGGAACAAGCCTGAGTGCCAGCGACCGACCTGCGCGGTGACCGGCACTTGCCCCGACCAGCTGGTGCCAGCTGCTGACTTTAAGCCGGAGGAACAAAAATGAAATGGACTCCAGATCAAATTGATTCGATCATCAAACTAGTCATTGGCACAACCTTCTGTGCTGTGCTGTTGATGATGTCGAGCTTGGCCATGTACTCGGTGGTGTTCGTCACCCAGCCGATGAACTCCATCGCACCAGCTGACAAGCAATTCTTTATGTTGCTGTCGGACATGTCGAAGTACATCCTCGGTGCGCTGGCAACCCTGCTGGCCATCAAAGGAAAAGATGGCGTGGCCAAGCTGATCGACCCACCGCCTGGTGTTAGCAAGGCCAGCGATTGGACTGACCCGCAGCCACCAGCACCCAAGGCTCCGTCACCAGTGCATCAGCGCGTCGAGCCCATGCTAGAGACTAGCCCACCACCACCCGTGGCGGCAGGCTTCAACGGTAAAGCAGCACCACCAGCAGCACCACAACCTGAACTGTAGGGGAAACCATGAACTATTTTTTACTGATCCGCATGGCCGCAACCGTAGCCGCTAGCCTGCTGTTAGCATTCAACGTCCACGCTGGTGGCGAAATGAAGAAGGTCTGCCGGGAAGATCCGAAGACTAAGAAGGAAGTGTGCCGCGATGTGAAGGTGCATAAGAAACTGGAAGGCACCAAGGTTCCACCGAAATGAATCCTTATCTCATTGCCGCTGCCGTTGTCGCTGTCGCAGTGGCTGGCGCTGGTGGCTACGTCAAAGGCTCGGCAGCAGGTAAGGCCGAGGTACAGGCGCAGTGGGATCAGGAGAAGGCCAAGCTGGCAGAAGAGTATGCGAAGGCGCAGGCAGCTGCACGCGAGAAGGAGCAGCAGCTACAGGCCCAGGCTGACGAGTTAAGAAAGGAATCTTATGAACAGATCAAAGATATTAATGCTCGCTCTGACCGGCTCATTGACAGCCTGCGCAAGCGTCCCGAGCGCCCCGCCGCCACGGCAGGTGCCGTGTCCAATCCCTCCCAATCTTGCAGTGGAGCGAGTGGAGCGGAACTGGATCGGGCAAATGGAGAGTTTCTTGCAAGGTACGCCGCCGACGCAGCAAAGCTCCAATCAGCCCTCGACACCTGCATCCGTCAATACGAAGCAGTGAGGAACACCCCCCGCTGATACTGCGCCCCTCCTGCGCTAACCAAAGTACCAGCGGGTTTTCCCGGCTATCAGTCGGGATTTTTTTCCTTGTTCATTTCAGCGCCCAGCATTCGCAGCCGCTTCTGGTAGGCCTGCGAGTGCTGCAGCATGGCACCAGGCTCCATCTGTTTGAACATCGCCTGGTTCGCTTCCTTGAAATTTTTTAGCGCTGTCATCCGGTCACGCTCGCTTGCCTTGCCTGCTGACATGGTCTTGTCGGCCAGCTCTTCGTAGGCTGCAGACCAATCCAGCTGCGTTGCGTGGGTAGACTTGACCACCGGCTCGCCACCGTCCTTGCCTGGCACCATCAGCTGGAACTCACCTGCTGGCGCTGGCACTACAACAACGGCTTCCTCCAGATCCGGCACATACTCATCTACCGGCGGTGGTGGTGGTGCGATCCGATCCAGCGGGTTAGATGGCAGCGGCGTGATATTCTTGGCTGGCTGTGGCTTGGCCTCTGGCGGGAAGTCTTGCGCCTCTTCGACTGTGATCAAGCCCTTCAGCGCGTCAGGAAAGGCATCACGCAGCGCAAACCCTCGAGCTCGCATCTGCAGCATCCGCTTTGGGTACGCCGTCCACGGCCCCTGCTTGCTCCACAAGCCAGCTTTTTTAGCATCTTCGACGCTGAACTTGGCAACCACTGGCTTGCGACCTTTGCGCTTTGCAACGCAGACAGCTACTGGGTTTGGCGTGCCTTCGTTCTCAAAATACTCTTCGATGTCTTCGCAATGTGGGCTGGACTGCACCAACGCTATTGCTGCGTCACCGTACACGCTGGGCTTGCCATTGATTACTGCGATGTTTTGCAGTGCCTGCATGGGTGCCAAGCCGATCTCTGCGCCCCACTGCATGGCCACCAGTATATCCAGCGGCTTGCCAGTGTAGGCTTTTGGTACTAGGCTGGACGATGCCAGCTCTTCGGCAAACTGCCGGGCTTCGGTAAAGGTTGCAGGCGCGAAGCCCTGTCTAGTTGTAACGAGGTTGGTCATCAATGTCTCCTGGTAAGAATGCTTCAATGGTGTACAGCACAAGCGCGGTGAATGACTCGACGATCTCTTCGGCTTGATCCTCGGTACATTCAGGCAATGTATTCAGCAGCGCGACAACAGCTCTGGCGTGCGCCTCTTCGATCTTGGTCATAGTGCCTCTTTGATTGATAGGGTTGATTGTCTGATGCTGTATGCGTCCTTCGCAGGCACCACCTTCTCTGGTGTCGCCTTGTAGCTACGCATCGGCCAGCGAATCTCGAAGCGTCCGACAGTGCCTTTGGATGCCTGACCCAGCATAGCTTTGAGCTCTGTCTCTGCCTCGCTGCGCTTGCCTTCTGCCTCTTTGATGGCGGCATTGGCGGCTAGGATCTGGTCGGCCAGCTGTTCAGCGCGACCAGGCAGGTTGACCACCGCAGCCTCATCAGCTGCCGGGTACATACGGTCGGCATCTTTGCTGTTGGCTGGTGGGTAATAGTCAATCTCGCCGGTGGCTTTGTACTTCTCAATCTTGTTCTGAAACTCAAGCACCGCAGTCTTGATCGTTTCTAGTGTCTGCCTGTGCGGCTCGAACAAGAAGATGCGCAAGATCGTTCCCTGGTACAGCACGCAGACTGCGCCCCACTTGGCCTGCATAATGTCCATCTGTGCCTGCAACTGCACAGGCCCACGGTAAAGCGCTGGCATTTCCTCTGGCGACACTGCGGTTAGCTTGGCCTCAAGCACGCCATACCCGTCCAGCATGATCTCATCTTGGCCGACCACGATAATGCCTGCGTCCATGTCGGTGCGGATCTTCTGGCCACGGCCATGCGCCCAGCCGTCCAGGCTGCAGGCCAGCGGCAACGTCTTGTGAAAGAAGGCCGAATCAAACTCGGTTGAGAGCTCGAGCAGCTCAAGGCGCTTGGCTGTTTCCAGCAGGATCAGGCGCTCGATGCGGTCGCCCCAGGACATCGCTTCGTTCTGTTTGTCTTCGCGTGGCAGGCCTTTGCTTGCGTTAATGCTGTACTGCAGTTCGTCGTTGGGTGTCTGGTAGCGAGACAGCCCGAGCAGCGCTGGCAGGCGGCTGGCGCTCATCATGTAATCCGGTGTTAGTTTGCCTGACATGTTTCCTCCGTTAGTTTATAGACCCGCACCACGCGAGCGTGAGCGGCTTTGTGAGCGGCTTCTGTGTAGCCGATTGCTGTGAATTTTTTACCCCGGAAAACGGCACCCAGGACTGATGGGTGCAGCTCCGCAGGCAGGTTGATGGCAGCTCGGACATCGTTGATGGACACCGAGCCTTGTTGCCTGCAGATCTCAGCTGCTATTTCCCGGCACTGAGCCAGGAAGTCGCTGTCGCGTTGCTCGAACAGTGCCAGCTGGGCATCGCGCAAGATCTGGCCGGTGATCATATGACACCCGCCACAAAGAACATGGCCATGACAACAAAGATCCCGAACAGGAAACCGTTAAAGAAATCGTCGTTCATACTGCACCCCGCTGAATAAGGTTAGAGACTTGGGCAGCGCCCCAGGTACGGCCACCGCGAGCGGTCTGCACGCCGCGAGCTGTAAGCGCTGCTGCGATTGAGCGCAGGCTGGTGATGCCTGCACGCTGCAGGTCGGCGATGATGGGCATCATGCGAGCTGCAAATGCGTCTGCGTTGGCGCGGCCAGCGGCTGCACCGGCTTCTGCTGCTGCCTGTGGTTTTGGGTTACCAAGTTTGACACCGCGAGCCTTGGCTGCCTGCAGTGCTGCCTTGGTACGGCGGCTGATTTCTTCGCGCTCATGCTGGGCGACAACAGCGCGGATACCGAACTCAAGCGTACCAGCGTGCGGCATGTCGGCTGCAACGATCTGCACGCCAGAGTCACGCAGGGTCAGCAGGAACGCTGCCTGGCGGCTCAGTCGGTCGATCTTGGCAATCAGCAGAGCAGCGCCTGTGGCTTTGCACATGGCGATGGCAGCGGCCAGCTGTGGCCGGTCATCGTGCTTGCCTGATTCGATCTCGGTGAATGAATGAATGATGCCGTCAGCGTAGGCTTTGACTGCTGCCTGCTGGGCTTCGAGGCCGAGGCCAGACTGACCTTGGCGCTCAGTGGAAACTCGAAAGTAAGCTACATATTTGGACATTTCAATCTCCCTGTATCTCGGTGAGGTTGCGGTCTTGAGTGACCGTAGACAGAGACTCTCATATATCTCGGCGATATGTCAACACCCCAAACCAAAATAATTTTAGGTGCTGTCAAATTGGCAAGCGTTGACGATGTTACGGTCTTGGAATTATATTCGGGCGATATACAAGGGGGAGTTATGAAACAGGGCAAGATGTTTTTAATGCGGATGCGGCCAGAGGTAAGGCAGCTGCTAGACCAAGCGGCTGCAGAACAGCGCCGCACCAGGGTGTCGATCCTGGAAGAGCTGATACTGGAAGCCTATGGCAAGCGCTACCAGACCACGCAGGATCGGCTGAACAAACTGTTGGGTGCGTAATGCGGTACTTGTCGGTGTGTTCGGGGATTGAGGCCGCGACGGTGGCGTGGCACCAGCTAGGTTGGGAGGCTGCAGGCTTTGCAGAGATTGAGCCTTTTCCTGCTGCTGTGCTGGCGCATCATTATCCAGCGGTCAAAAACCTTGGTGATATGACTAACTATAAGGAGTGGGATCTTGGAACAGTTGACCTTCTGGTCGGTGGAACCCCTTGCCAATCTTTTTCCGTCGCCGGACTTCGCAAAGGACTCGCAGACCCAAGGGGAAACCTTGCCCTTGTCTATTGCGGGATTCTTGACCACTTTAGACCCAAGTGGTGCGTATGGGAAAACGTGCCGGGTGTTCTCAGTAGCAACGGTGGGCGGGACTTTGGTTCCTTCCTCGGGGCGCTGGCAGAACTCGGGTATGGGTTCGCATACAGAGTGCTTGACGCTCAATACTTCGGAGTGGCCCAGCGCCGCCGTCGTGTGTTCGTTGTCGGATACCTTGGAGATTGGCGACCTGCCGCCGAGGTTCTTTTTGAGCCAGAAAGCCTGCGCCGGGATCCTGCGCCGAGCCGAGAAGCGGGGCAAAAAGTTGCCGGAACCTTTAAGGCACGCGCTAATAGCGGTGGCTGGGGAAGCGACGTTGAGTTAGCCGCTGGTGAGTATATGCAACCAGTAACCGCTCGCATGGTTGCGTTTGGTGAATACGTTGATGATGGTACGGCTAGTGCGATGAAGGCGCGTGATTACAAAGATGCGACCGATTTGATCGCGCAGCCGATTGTTTACGACACGACCAACATAACATCGCCGCAGAACGGATCAAACCCGCAGCCGGGTGATCCATGCTTCACGCTTGCAAAGGGTCAGCACCCGCCATTGTTGACGCAGCCGATGGCGTTTGATGGATATAACCAGACACTATCTACAACGTCGCAGACGATCCGATCCGACAAAACAGATGGCGACCACATTGGTATGGTATTGCAGGGCGTAGCGCAGCCGATTGCTTTTAGTCGCAATGATGATGGTAGAGATGCGACTAATGATTTATCGCCCACTATGCGAGTTGCTGGTAGGGCTGGTGGAATGTTGAGTGTGGTTCAGCCAATAGCCCCGACCTTGACCGCCACCAACGATCCGAGTCGTAGCCCACAATCAACCGAAGTCACCAACCAAGTCGCTGCTGTACACGCTGTCAGCATGGCTGTGCGTCGCCTTACGCCCGTGGAGTGCGAGCGCCTGCAAGGATTCCCTGACAACTATACCAACATCCCTTGGCGCAAAGCACCAGAGTCGCCTGACGGCCCGCGGTACAAGGCGCTGGGTAACAGCATGGCGGTGCCTGTCATGGGTTGGATTGGCAAACGAATTCAAATGAGGGCTGGCGCATGAACGGTCGCGGCAAGCGGAACAAGGGTGCGGCTGGCGAGCGTGAGCTGGCCAAGCTGCTGACCGATGAGCTCGGGTTCGTGGTCAAGCGCAACCTGGGGCAGGCCAGAGATGGTGCGGACGACATCACGATCCAGCACTTTAGGCTTGAGGTTAAGCGGCAAGAGCGGTTGCAGATTGATGCCTGGTCGCAACAGGTCGAGGCCTGTGCGCAGCCGCACGAGGTGCCGGTGGTAGTCTACCGGCGCAACGGCCAACCCTGGCGCGTCTGCCTTTTACTGGATGACTTTATACCTATGATGCGAGATCAGTTGGAGGGAAACAATGCAAACGAAGCTGAAGCTGGCTGATGACACGATGCCGCCAAAGAAAGAAAAGAAGCCGGATGACACGCCGAGTGTGTGGAACCCAAATTTCAAATACAAGCCAGCAGGCACAGCGATGGACTTAGCCGCGAAGTTCAAGCGCATCCAGCGTGAGCAGGCCAAGGCTGCGAAGGCAAACAAGGTGAGGCGCGTCAAATGATCCGACTTTGGCGAGCGTTTCGGGTTTGGCGTTATTCAGGGCTAGGCATTATTGCTGCAATTCGGCAGACGAGGCGGTATCTGAGGCGGCATGGTGGCCGCAGGTTATGAGCATTGCCAGCACTGTGACAGGCCGCACTGGAAGCCTCGCACTGTGCTGGTGGACGGCGTTGAGTTCTGCACGCACAGCGAAGCCTGGCGCTTCGAGTGCGAAGTGCGGTGGGCTCTGAAGCTGCCGGACAAAGCGAGGAAGCCGAAGGTTACCAAGATGCAATATTTACTTAGTGTCGAAGAGCGGCGCGGCATTGAGGGCAAGACCAAGCTGCGAAATGAAATGTTGAGGAGATATAAGAATGCAAAAACCAAGAAATGACCACCGGCTGCTGGACACACTGATTACTGAGCTCCGAGCTCGCAACGACGCGCACCTGGCTGTCAAGCTAGGCTGGCCGCAGGCGTATGTCAGCAAGATAAGAAACGGCAAGATGGGTGTCACAGCGGAGCGGATCTTAAAGATCCACGACGCGACCGGCTGGGAGATCAAGCGGATCAAGGGGTTGATATGAATACCAAGTTCTGCACCAGCTGCCAATGCACCAGGGAAGAGGCTGGCGGGATCTACAGGCGCGGGAAGAACACAGCGCGGTGGATCTGTAAGCCGTGTGTGGAAAGGCGCTCAGAGAGCCCGTATCGCAACCACAGCGGCCAGATCACGCCAGAGGCGCATGTCAGGAAGCTGGCAGGTCAGCTGCGGTGGCGGTAATGGCTATCGCATTCTTTGGCGTGCTGCTGATGACCATCGGCGGCTTGATTGGATTGGCTGGCATGGTTATTTGGGTTGCGCTGATTGCAGGCGAGGGGGATGAATGAATATTTATACGCACAAGTTCGCGGTGCGTTGCCCGAACAACAACAAGCAGGTTTTCTATGAGCTCGAGATCCATTCGGAGCAGATGATCTACGTCGAGAAGATTGTCATCGCCTGCGAACTTTGGGAGTGTGAATTCCACGAGAAGATGGCCGACCACTTGGCGCATCAGTTCCCGAACACAAGACAGTTTCTGCGAGCTCACCATCATGGCGTGGACGTAGAAACCGTCAGGGGCGATCTATGACGATCCATTACCACGGCACGCCAATCACGCCCAGGACTGTCCTGCAGCAGCTGGCGGGTCGTTTCTTTTGCGTGTCGCACTACCGGCCTGATGATGTGGATTGGTGCCACAAACATGGCCAAGGCGTGATGCTAGACAACGGCGCATTCTCGGCATGGCGCTCGGGCAAGCAGACAGATTGGGCTGGGTTTTATGGTTGGTGCGAACAGTGGCTGGACTATCCGACCAGCTGGGCAGTCATCCCTGATGTAATTGTTGGCGACGAGTTCGACAACGATGCCTTGCTTGATCAATGGCCGCATGGTCAGCGTGGTGCGCCGGTCTGGCACATGCATGAGTCAATTGACCGGCTGCAGCGGCTTTGCGACAGCTGGCAGCGGGTCTGCATTGGATCGTCAGCTCAGTATGCGGTGGTCGGCTCAAGCAGCTGGCACCGCCGGATGACCGAGGCCATGAACGTGATCTGCAAGACAGGCCGAGTGCCGACTTGGTTGCACATGCTGCGAGGTATGGCTGCCACCCGCTTTGGCTATCCGTTTGCCAGCGTGGACAGCACCGACATTGCTCGCAATCACAACCGGGGCGTGCCGGTAAGGCAGATGGCTGATCAGTGGGATTCGATTCAATGCCGACCACATTGGCAGCAGGCACCGCTTCAAGCTAGCCTGTTGGAAAGGGTGGCATGACTCCAATGCCTGATAACGTGGTGCAGTTCGCGTTGCCCAAGAAGCCTAAGATCCGCGAGAAGGAACCAATGCCAGACCAGCGCAAGCTGGTTGTGGTGCCGATCCGAGCAGCCACGGATAAGACATTGACCGAGGGCATGTTGCGCACGCTGTTGCTGGTGGCCAGCTACTGCAACCGAGCTGGGATCACTTGGGTCGGGCAAGCTAGGCTAGCTCAAGACCTGGGAGTCAGCAGGCAGGCAATCACCCGGCAAGTCGGCAAGCTAGTCAAGGCTGGTTACCTGGAAGTAATCAGCAAGGGCTGGCGAGGCGAGAGGTCAAACAGCATCCGGCTGATCTTCGATAAGAGCATTGACGCTGAGACAGCTGTGGCAGTCACCAGCCGCATTGAAGACACTAGGACACCGCTAATGAAGGAGAAACAGATGCAGGACATGACACCAGATCCAGAAGGATTGAAGCGCATCCACGACATGATCAACGGAGTAATTAAGCCAGTTCAACAACCACCAAGGGAGTACCAAATGCCAAAGTCAGGAGACACAGTCACGGTTGCTAAGATGAAAGAACAGATAGCAAAGAAGAAAGCAAAAGCAGTCAATACGCTACCACCAGAGGTTGCCAATGAAGAGGCAACACATAGGCAACCTAGACCTGTGGATAACTCCGCTCATAGGCAACATGATCGGCTACATCCAGAGGTTGCGTTAAACACAGAAAACATAAGTATAGATAAAGTATTAAGGTTATTTTTAAATAAAGGTTTTAATGTTTTAAGCAACCAAGAATCAATTCAACACATTGCAAATGAAACAACAGTTGCAGAACTGGAAACGCTAATGGATAAGTTGTCAGATCGCTATGCAGCTGAAGGTTTGCCCTTGCCGACCGATGGCGCGATGCTGGCCAACGACCTGATCATGCTTCAATCGGATGAGCTGACAGCGCGGCATGGCATTTAAACGCGATCTAAGGTACCTACAAGGCGCGATCAGGGTGCAGGTAATAGGCAGACATGGGTACGCATGGCAAACGGCTCTAAGGGGCTGTAATCCAAAGTGTCCAAAGACCAAACGAACGTATGGTGTTTTGACGTGTCCGGAAGGCAGGGGGGGTAACGACGTGTCTGCGTTGAAGCGATGCCAGCACAACCTGGCTGCAGGATCGATTGCGTTATCAGGATGGCATGGTACGTTGTCAAAAAGGCACCCCTTGCCCCCTCCCCCGTCATGAGCGCTAGCGGGGGTTCCCCACAATTTTTCCCCACTTTTTTGTCTGGTGGGTTTTTTGCAACAACTTAGGAGATTAACAACATGGGATGGGAACATAAGCCGAACTTTGGCAGTGCGTTTATCAACAAGGAAAAGAAGGAGGATTGGCACGCTGCCTACCGTGGTGACGTGATGTTGCCGGATGGCACGGTGCATTACCTTGACTTGAATCCTGCTACGACTAAGGCGGGTGAGCAGTACTTCAAGATCAAGATTGGCAAGGTGAAGTCGATTGGTGCGCCGCCTTTGTCTACGCACAACCAGGCCAAGGGCAATGGCTTTCAGCCGCAGGCTGACGAAGAGATACCCTTCTGATGCCAGCTAAGAAACAATCCAACGTAGTACCGCCCCTGACCAACTGGGGTGGTACTCGCTCAATCCAGCGTCGGTTGGAGCGCTCAAACACCCTGATCCAGAACCGAGAAGCGGTCAGTTACGCTTTGCTGTGCATGGCCAACACCAAGATCACGGACATCATGACCTGGGATGAGGACGGCCAGGTCAAGGTCAAGGCTGCGCACCAGATCCCTGAACACGCTTTGCAGGCGATCAAGAAGGTATCGGTCAGAACTGACAAGGAAGGCAACAGTTTCTTGGACATCGAGCTGTACGATAAGGTCGGTGTCTTGCGGCTGCTGGCCAAGGCGAGTGGCCTGCTGGACAACCCGGACGAGAACGACAAGCCTAGCGTGATTGATGTCAACGTGGTCGCGCCAACGTCTGGCCAATAATGAGTCTTTGGAGGAAACGTGTCAAAAACGAAAGAGCAGTCCAGCAAGACGGTGTCGAGCGAGGGTCTGAGGTTCGACTTCAGCGAGAGCCCGGTGATCTACGACTTCTTCCAGAGCAACGCCTTCGTCCAGGGCGTGATGGGGCCGGTGGGCTCCGGCAAAAGCTACGGCTGCGCGGCCAAGATCTTCAAGAAGGCGATTCAACAAAAGCCAAGCCCGATTGATAACATCCGATATTCGCGCTGGGCGGTGGTGCGAAACAGCTACCCAATGCTGAAAACCACCACCATCAAGACCTGGCTCGACTTGTTCCCCGAATCGACCTTCGGGCCGATGATGCACACCCCACCAATCACCCACCATATCCGGCTGCCAGCCCGCGGTGAGGCCGCAGGCATCGATATGGAAGTCATTTTCTTGGCGCTAGACCAGCCAAAAGACGTTAGAAAGCTGCTGTCGCTTGAGCTCACTGGCGCGTGGGTCAACGAAGCGCGAGAGCTGCCCAAGGCGGTGATCGATGGCCTGACCCACCGGGTCGGACGCTACCCAACCAAGCGCGATGGCGGTGCCACATGGCACGGTATCTGGATGGATACCAACCCAACAGACGACGATCACTGGTGGCACAAGATGGCCGTCAAGGAAAAGATGACCGGCCAGTATGCTTGGAAGTTTTGGCAGCAGCCTGGTGGCGTGATCGAGGTAGATCCTGACCAACTGCCCGACAATCCCGAGGCCAACGACCATATATTCGCTGCTGGCAAGTGGTGGAAGGTCAACCCAAAGGCCGAGAACGTCAACAACCTGCCCGGCGGCTACTACCAGCAGATGCTGCTGGGTAAAAACTTGGATTGGATCAAGTGCTACGCAGGCGGTCTGTACACCTACGTCCAAGAGGGCCGACCCGTTTGGCCTGAATATGACGATTCCACCATGTCGGGTGAAACCGATCTGTCGCTTGATGTGCCGATTCAGGTCGGACTCGACTTCGGATTGACCCCAGCTGCCACCATTGGCCAGCGTTTACCCAATGGCCGCTGGGTGATCCACCATGAAATCGTGACATTTGACATGGGTCTGGAGCGATTCGGTATGCAACTGCTAGCCGAGCTCAATGCGCGATACCCACAGCACCAGGTGATGATCTGGGGCGACCCTGCCGGTATGGCGCGTGATGCCATCTATGAGGTGACAGCGTTTGATTTCCTGCGCACACTGGGGCTAAAGGCTCAACCCACTGCCAGCAACGACTTCAAGGTACGCCGAGAATCCTCTGCAGCGCCTATGCAGCGGCTAATCGATGGCAAGCCAGGTCTTATCGTCAACCGCTCCTGCAAGCTGCTGAGAAAGGCTCTGGCAGGTGGCTACCACTTCAAGCGCGTTGCAGTCGGTGCAGGCCAGGAACGGTTCCGAGATGCGCCGAACAAGAACGAACACTCACACATTGGCGACTCATTCGGCTACCTAATGCTCGGTGGCGGCGAATATAACCGCATGACAAGGGCGCATAACTTGGGTGGCAAAGCGCCAGGCATGACGGTAGCCAAGATGGACTTTGATATTTTTGCGTAAGGTATATCTGCCGTATAGCTTTACTATTGCAACCTGCTGCAAAACCAATAGAATCAACGGTGATTTTGTAAATAGGGGGCAATCATGGCTTTTCCGTGGCTAGCCGCAGCAATCTTTGCCGGTAGCGTTTACCAAGCAAACGAAGCCAGCAAGGCACGCCGATCTGCAGAGCGTCAGCAAGCAGAGGCTTTGAAGCAACAGGCATCCGATGCCGCTGCAATGCGTTTGGAATTAAGCAGGCAAACCGCTGAGTACGCCAAGCAGGGCGCGTCACTCGAGCAGCAAGCAGCGCAAGCGCGTGAGCAATTCCAAGCGCAGCAGCTCCAGTACCAAGAGAACAAGCTCGAGATGGAGAAGAAGGCCAAGGAAGTGCAGGCCGCCGCTGACGAAGAGCGTCGCAAGGCAGCGCAGTCTGAGGCATCTGCATTGAAGGCTCGCACCCGTGGTGGCCGTCGAGCGTTGCTGTCGCAAGAACGTCTAACGCCGGAGCTGGGCATTACGACAGCTGAACTGACACCCGGCATGAGGCTCCAATAATGGCGACTTCACCAAAGGGCAGAGGTCTGCGCCGGATGACAGACATTGATCGCCTGGCCGCTGAGTACAGACGCAACGTCGATGCTATGACCGGTGAGTATCAAAAGGCTTTTGGTGAGTTTGAAGCGGGTCGCGCTAAAACGCTGGAGCCTTACAACCTTGCGATGGAGCAATACAGAACTCAGTTTGCTGATTACGAAAAGCAAGCAGCTGGCTACAAACAACGATTGGCTGCGTATCAGAAAGCCATCGAGGATTTCCCAACGTCAGCAGGCGAAAGGGTCAACGCGCCAACATGGCGAAATAGAGGTGGCGCTGGCTTCACCATTGATGGTGTGCAATACAGAGCAGACGATCTGCCGGTCAATTATTTTCTAGCAGATGTGATGGGCGAAGTGCCAGAAACGAGAACAGTAGGTGCTGGCCGTGGTGCTAGACAAGTGCCAACCGGAAACATGATCACAAAAGTGGTCGGCCAAGAACTGCGCAAGAGAACACCACCGGGTCAATTTACTGAGAAGGCACCCACGGCACCGACAGCGCCAACCATGCCAGAGCTCGGCACGTTTGATTCATCTGGATTTCAAAAGCGACGCGCAGAAGCTGAATCAGCATTTCAACGTGAAGTCAGCGAACGCAAGGCTGCACGCTTGGGCGCTGTCAGCCGACGCGCAACCCGACCAATGCTACAGGAGACTTAACCATGCCAGGCAATTACGACAAAGAAGACAAGATGAAGATGAAGGTTTCCAAGGTCATGCGCGAGTACAAGGCTGGCAAACTGAAATCTTCCAGCGGCGACAAGGTCAAGTCGCGTGATCAGGCGGTTGCCATCGCATTGTCCGAGGCCGGTATGGCCAAGAAAGGCAAGTGATGAAAGAAGTCTGGGATAAGCCAAGGCCAAAGGATCTCGGCAAGCCACAGAAGCTATCCGAGTCGGAGAAGCGCAGCGCGATGCGTCGAGCTCAGAAGGCAGGCCGACCCTATCCCAACCTGATCGACAATATGATCGCAGCGAAAGGCAGCAAATGAAGATCGAAATCTCTATCGAAAAAGAGTATGAGGGCGAAGAGGAAGGTATGGTCGAGCTGTCGAAGCTGCCACCAGCTCTGCGCAAAAAAGTTGCGAAGTACATGTCCACCAAAAAGCCAGAGAAGCCAATGCGCGGCCTGAAAGAAATGATGGACGAGGCTGAACTCGAAGACGAAGAGGAAGACTAAATGCCACAGCTGCGCGACCCTGAAGGTGGGCTGACTGAGGCTGGCAGGCGAAAGTTTGAGCGCTCCGGCGAGAGCAAGAATCTGCAGCCTGGGGTCAAAGAATCTTCACCATCGGGTGAACGCGCACGGCGCAAGGGATCTTTCCTGACTCGGTTCTATACCAACCCGAGTGGGCCGCTGGTTGATGATGATGGTGATCCGACCAGGCTGGCGTTAGCAGCAAATGCTTGGGGCGAGCCGGTGCCGCGCACAGCAGGTGCAGCAGCAAGGCTGGCAGCAAAAGGTCGCAACCTGCTGGAAAAGTACAAGCTAAACAAGGACGATTGACATGGCATACAAAGAACCACTCGGCGGGATGCGGCTAAAACCCGAAGAGATCATCAAGCGGCAGGCTGCAGCTCAGACCAAAAAGGATGAGTTTCAGCAGCTGTACCAAGATGCCTACGAGTTTGCCTTGCCACAGCGACAGCTCTACGGTGTGTGGGAAGGTGGCGCTACCGGCAGCAAGAAGATGGCGCGGGTGTTCGACTCGACTGCTATCAACTCGACCCAGCGGTTTGCCAACCGGCTGCAGTCTGTGGTGTTTCCACCGCAGCGCAAGTGGTGCAGGCTAGAACCTGGCCCGTCGATACCGACAGAGCGCCGCCAACAGCTGCAGGCAGTGCTGGATGTCTACAGCGACCAGATGTTTGCTGTACTGAAGCAATCAAACTTTGACATTGCTATCGGTGAATTCCTGCTTGATCTAGCAGTCGGCACGGCTTGCATGATGGTGCAGCCTGGCGACGATGTTGCGCCAATCAACTTTGTGCCTGTGCCGCTGTTTCTGGTCAGCTACGAGGAAGGCGCAAACGGTCAGGTGGATAACGTCTATCGCCGGATGCGCATGAAGGCTGAATCGATCCAGCGCCAGTGGCCAGACGCAAAGATACCGGACACGCTGCAGCGCTTAATTGAGCAGAAGCCTACCGATGATGTCGAACTGCTGGAAGCAACGATCTTTGATGCCAAGCGCGGCGACTACTGTTACCACGTTATCTGGAAGGAAGGCAAAGACGAGCTGGTCTATCGCCGTCGCAAGACTTCGCCCTGGGTAATCTCGCGGTACATGAAGGTCGCAGGCGAGATCTATGGCCGTGGCCCGTTGATGACTGCGCTGCCAGACATCAAGACGCTGAACAAAACCAAGGAACTGCTGCTAAAGAATGCTTCTCTGGCGGTGGCTGGTGTGTACACAGCGGCAGACGATGGCGTTCTGAACCCGAACACGGTCAAGCTGGTGCCTGGTGCGATTATTCCTGTGGCTCGCAATGGTGGCCCACAAGGCCCAGCACTGCAGGCGCTGCCCCGCTCGGGTGACTTCAACGTGTCGCAGCTGGTGATCAACGACCTGGTGGCCAACATCAAGCGCATTTTGCTGGATGAGTCGCTGCCGCCGGACAACATGTCGGCACGGTCGGCCACCGAGATTGTCGAACGCATGAAGGAGCTCGCGCAGAATCTAGGCTCGGCATTTGGTCGCCTGATCAACGAGACAATGATCCCGCTGGTGGCCAAGATTCTCGAGGTGATGGACGAGCGCGGCTTGATCGACATGCCTTTGCGCATCAACGGTCTTGAGGCCAAGGTGGTGCCGGTGGCACCGCTTGCGATGGCGCAGAATATGGAAGAGGTCAACGCCATCATCCAGTACACTCAGCTGATGCAAGGCTTTGGCACCGATGGCGCACTGGCAATCAAGACCGATGCCGTGGTCGATTACATTGGCGACAAGCTGGGCGTGCCAGCTGCTGTGCGCAATACGGCGGCAGAGCGTGCGGTACTGATGGAAACCATGCAACAGCAACAGCAAGAGGCTGCAATGGCGCAGGCAATGGCCATGCAGGCACAAGCTGGGGCGATGCCTGCCGCTGAAGGTATGGCCTAATGTCGTGGGATGAGCTCGACGCAATAACGGCTGACATACGGCCAGCAGAACAGCAGCGGGAAGACTTGGCTAGGCTTTGCCTGCGGGTGTTTGCCACCGAAGACGGCCAGAAGCTGCTGGCTTGGCTGCGTCAGATGTATGTGGATGTGCCTGTTGCCGTGCCAGGCACCGACCCATCGCACGCATTCTTTGCTGAAGGGCAGAGGACTGTCGTGCGAGAACTCATAGCACGGATTCATCAAGCGAGGAATTTATGACAGACACAACATCTGTCGAGCCCGGTCAATCCGGCCTACTCGACAGCGTTACAGTCGATGACCCCAACACCCCGGCGCAAGCCACCCAGGCAGTCGATATTGATCACCGGCCACCTGACCCCACCAAAACGCCAGCAGACGATCCGCTGGAGCGGCCAGACTATTGGCCTGAGAACTTCTGGAACAAAGATAGCAACGAGCCCGACTTGGAAGGTATTGCCAAGTCATGGCGCGACCTGAGAGCCAAGATTTCCAAGGGCGCTCACAACGCACCAGCTGATGGCAAATACGACCTTACCTCTTTTGGCGGCGAGGACTCCGCTGATAACCCGATGGCAGCAACGCTTGCCAACTGGGCGAAAGAGAACGGGCTATCCCAAGCACAATTTGATGACCTAGCAACATCGTTGCGTAGCCAAGCGCAGGAGATGATGGCTGGCGAGGTGGTCGATCCTGCCGAGGAAATGAAGAAGCTCGGCCCGAATGCCGGTGCCGTGGTCAACGGCATGGTCGATTGGGCTCGCGGCCTGGTCAACAAGGGCGTTTGGGGCAAGGACGATTTCGAGGAATTCAAAATCATGGGCGGCACAGCTCGCGGTTTGAATGCCTTGATGAAAATCCGCGAAGCCTACGAAGGACGCATCCCGATTGAGTCGGCACCGCTTGAGGGTACGCCCAGCAAAGATGAACTTTATGCAATGGTGGCCGATCCAAAATACAATACCGACCCGGCTTACCGGCAGAAGGTCGAACGCATGTTTCGCACCTATGTAAAAGAGTAACCCCGCAGCCGCGACTTTGCCCCAGCCCGTGTGCTGGGGTTTTTTTATTGCTTTTTTCCAAAAAGCAAATACAATTGTGGTAAGGCCTACCGGTTTACCGACCCTTACTTGTGGCGAGATGCCACCGACCGGCTGACGTAATCAGCAAGCAAGGCCCGCATCAGCGGCTCACCGACGCGCAAAACCCTGATTAATTAACCGAATGAGGTATTCAAATGGCCGTTTCTCTATCGAACGCCTTTGTTACGCTGTTCGATGCTGAAGTTAAGCAAGCCTACCAGGGCAAAGCAATGCTGGTGGGTGCTGTGCGTCAGCGTCGTGGTGTCGAAGGCTCTACTGTACGTTTTCCTAAAGTCGGTCGCGGCGTGGCTACTGCCCGTGTAACGCAGACTGATGTCACCCCAATGAACGTAGGTTTCTCGAATGTCACCTGCACGCTGTCCGATTGGAACGCTGCAGAATATTCGGACATCTTCTCGCAGCAGAAGGTCAACTTCGACGAGCGCTCTGAGCTTGCCCAAGTTGTTGGCGCTGCGATTGGCCGCCGCCAGGATCAGTTGATCCTCGACGCGCTGAACGCTGCTTCCGGCACCGGCACTGTGGCAAATTCAATTGGTGGCTCGAACACCAACATGAACATTTCCAAGTTGCGCGAAGCTGCGAAGATCCTGAACGCCAAGAACGTGCCATCTGATGGTCGTCACATCATCATCCACGCTAACTCGCTGGCAGCGATGCTCGAGCAGACTTCGGTCACCAGCTCGGACTTCAACACCGTGAAGGCGCTGGTTCAGGGTGAAATCAACCAGTACATGGGCTTCACGTTCCATGTCTTGGGTGACCGCTCGGAAGGTGGCCTGCCAATCGATGGTTCGTCGGATCGCACTCTGTTTGCTTTCCACAAAGACGCTATCGGCTACGCAGAAGGCATCGCTCCTCGCACCGAAATCAACTATGTTCCAGAGAAGACCAGCTGGTTGGTCAATGCATTATTCTCGGCTGGTTCGATTGCTATCGATGCAGAGGGTATCGTCAAAATCACTGCACGCGATACTGCGGCTGCAGCTTAATAGGAGGGCAAAGTCATGGCATATGATGCAGCTGGCTTTACAGCCTACAGTGCCTCCAAGCGAGGCAACGCCCCGTCGATGTACGGCTACAAAACAGCCGATGCTATCGCGGATGTCAACACAGCGGGTTACTTCAACGCGCTGGCCAACACGCTCGAAGTGGGCGACGTTATCCACTGCGTGACTTCGACCGGCACGACCGCCGTTGTCACTTTGGTGTATGTCGTTTCCAACGCAAGCGGCGTTGTTGACGTAACCGACGGCACCACGCTGTCGAATACCGACGGCGATTAAGTGGCCATCATGTAGTATCAAGGGCTGGTTTCTGAGAGAGGCCAGCCCTTTCTTACATTAAGAGGTTGCAATGGCAGCAGGCGATACAGGTGTTTCGATTTGCTCTGACGCGCTGATTCTGCTGGGCGCGAAGGCAATCTCATCTTTTAACGACGGCACCGACGAGAGCTCGGTCTGCGACCGTCTATATCCAGACATCCGAGATTCGACCTTGATGATGCACCCCTGGTCATTTTCCATGAAGAAGATCCAGCTGGCGCGGCTGATTACTACGCCCACCAGCTTTTGGAAATATGAATACCTTTTGCCTGGTGACCGGCTAGGTAATCCGCATTCTGTGCGCGATTCCGCTGCGATTGGCGGCTTCATTAGTGTCGATTGGGAGATCCAAGGCGACAAGCTGCTGACGAATCTGGAGTCGGTTTATATCGACTACCAGTACCAGACACCAGAATATGCAATGCCGCAATACTTTGTGCAGTTGCTGAAATACATGATTGCCTGGCACGTTGCGGAGCCAATTACAGAACAAGGTGACAAGGCGTTGCGCTGGCGGCAGATCGCTGTTGGCGATCCAGCTGAAAATGGGCGTGGTGGATTCTTCCGGCAGGCTGCTGTGATTGATGGCAAGAATCAGCCGGTGCGCGTTATTGAAGACTACACTTTGGTTTCGGTGAGGAACTGATGACCCGCTTCGTTGACTTTACAACGAACTTCTCGACGGGTGAGCTCGACCCGTTGCTGCGTGCGCGTGTCGATTTGCAGCAGTATGGCAATGCGCTGGCCAAAGCAACGAATGTCTTGATCCAGCCGCAAGGTGGCCTGCGTCGCCGCCCAGGCTTGAAGCATATTCTTGAACTGCCTAATACCAGTACAGCATCTGCAGGCAACGGCGTGCGCTTGGTGCCATTCTCATTTTCTGTCGATGATTCCTACATGTTGTGCTTTACGCATAACCGCATGTATATCATCAAGAATGGTGTAGTACAGACCAACATCAATGGCAGCGGGAATAACTACCTGACCACCACCATCGGCAGCAGCATCGTTGACGATATGTGCTGGACGCAGTCGGCTGACACGCTGATTGTGGTGCATCCTGACCTGCAGCCGGTGCGCATAACACGCACCAGCGATACGGCTTGGACGGCCACCACAATTACCTTTGACAGCATTCCTAAGTACGCATTCAACATTAACTTTGATACGAACATCGGCTCGACTCTGACACCATCTGCGGTATCAGGAAACATCACGCTGACAGCCTCTGCAACTAACCACGACAGCGGCGCAGCACAGGCTGGCACCAGCACCACGATCACGCTGAAGGCAACATCTAGCGCTACTGATGACATCTACAACGGCATGTATGTCACGATCACCAGCGGTACAGGTGCTGGCCAGATCAGGATTATTGAGGATTATGTCGGCAGCACCAAGGTGGCAACGGTAACCCCAGCATGGACGACAGCGCCAACGAGCGCAAGCAATTACGCAGTCACCACTTGGACAACAGAGTCGGTCAATCAGTACGTCAATGCCAGCCCACAGGGTCGGGCAAGGATTACGAGATACATATCGTCAACGGTGGTCGAGGCTGTTACCGAATACCCATTTTTTAATACTTCGGTGATTGATGCTGGTCGCTGGGAACTTGAATCGAATTATGAGGATGTCTGGTCGAGCACCAGAGGCTGGCCACGCAGCGTGACATTCCATGAGGGTCGGCTGTACTTTGGCGGCAGTAAGTCGCGGCCATCGACCGTGTGGGGCAGCAAGATCGGGCTATTCTTTGACTTTGTACCATTCGAGTCTTTGGACGATGATGCGGTCGAGGCGACGCTAGACACCAACGATCTGAACGTCATCACCGACATCATCAGCTCGCGTGATTTCCAAGTGTTTACCACCGGCGGTGAATTCTTTGTGCCGCAGCAGGGTACTGAGCCGATCACCCCGCTGTCGTTTACGTTTAAGAACGTCAGCCGAAATGGGATTAAGCCTGGCACTCGGGTGCAGTCGGTTGAGTCTGGTTCGGTCTACATCCAGCGCCAGGGCAAGTCGCTCAATGAGTTTCTCTTTAGCGACACCCAGCTGACCTACATCACCCAGCGGATCTCGCTGTTGTCTGGTCACCTGCTGAAGGGGCCGCAGCGGATTGCTTTGCGTCGGGCATCTAGTACAGAAGAGGCAGATCTGTTGCTAATGACCAACACTAACGATGGCAGCATGGCGGTCTTCTCCATCATGCGCAGCCAGCAGATTACATCGCCGTCTGAGTACACCACCGACGGTGAGTTTATCGACGTTGGCGTGGATGTGACGCAGATCTATGCGGTGACCAAGCGTGTATTCAACAGCACCACAAGGTACTTTATTGAGCTGTTTCAGGACAATCTGTATACCGACTGCGCATTTACTGGTGGCGCTGCAGCTAGTGCCTCTAGCCTGCCGCATATTGGCAAGGCGCTGAATGTCATTACTGACGGCGTGCCGCAGAGTAACGAGACTGTAAGCGGTGGCGGCTCGGTGACGTTTGACCGCGCATCGACCACCAGCTACGAGGTAGGCTTACCGATCACCGTGTATGTCAAGACGATGCCGGTTGAGATCAAGCTGCAGACCGGCAGCCGGGTATCGTTCAAGAAGCGTATCGTTGAGATCAGCGCGGTGCTGGAAGAGACACAAAACATTGTGCTGAATAATCAGCCGGTAGCGTTTAGGCTGTTGGATAATCCGTTGCTGGATGACCCGGAGCCTACCTTCACCGGCATCAAGCGGGTCAATGGTGTGCTGGGTTACAGCCGCGAGCAGTCGATTGAGGTGTCGCAGAATCTGCCGCTGAAGATGAACTTGCTCGGCCTTGACTATCGCGTGGCCGTTTACTCGGGAACATAGACATGGCAGCACCTACCAACACAAGCGCATACTGGAATCAGCCCATAATGCAAAGCGCTCCAGCAGCAGCGAGCGCTGGCAACATTTCGGGTGGGATGATAGTCGCAGGCGCTGGATTAATTTCCTCCTATGCTGCTTCGCAGGCGCAGCTGGCGGCTGGTATCCAACAGCAGACAGGTTACCTGCTACAGGCACGCGACAACCTGGCGGTGGCCGAGATTCGCGCAGAGATGTCGGATCAGTATGCGCAGATCCAGGCTGGCCGGATGTTGAAGAAGGCAGAGGTTGAGGCGCAGAATTACCAGATCGCTGGCAATCAACTGCTGAAGAATCTGAGGGCAACCAATGCCACAGCCAGAGCTCGAGCTGCTGCGTCGGGTGTGGCATTTGGCGAAGGCAGCGCAGCTGCAATCCAGCGCGAGAATGTGCAGGCCACCATGTTTGATGTTGGCATTGCTGATCTGAACGCGCTAACAGCTCGCGTGCTTGGGTTTGAAGATGCAGCTGCGATGATCCAATCGACTGACTATCAGAACTTCCTAAACGTGTTTGCTGCACAACGCCAGGCTGGTCAGTTTACTCAGGCTGGCAAAGCTGCACGTCAGCAGGCTGGCTTGTTGGCTGGTGCCACATTGACCCGTGGCGCAATAGAGTTTGCCCAAACTGGCTACAGATCATAAGGCAACAACATGGCAACCAGAATTGAATCCGGTCGAATCCAAATAGATGCACCAGGCAGCGTGCCGATGGAGCGTGTTGGGCCGCCACAGGTTGATTTTATGGCTGCAGCCAGAGAAGAGGCCAGAGGCGCGGCCACGATGGCTGACATTATTGATCGCATGTCAACGACTGTGTTTGGCATGGCCAAGGAAATGGCGCAAGAAGAGGCGCTGCGGTTTGCTGCAGAGAATCCAATCACTGATCAACAGCTCGCGCTTGCCAGAGAGGGATTGCCATCAGCAATTCCAGGTGTGGGCAAAATGTCCAATGATGTAACGGTCTATGGCAAGGCATTGCAAAAGGCTCGGACGCTGCAGCTGTCCGGCTATTTTGAGATGGAAGGCCGAAACGAATTAGCAAAGCTGCTAGTTGATGTGCAGAACGGAAAAGCATCTTCGACAGATGTCGCAAATAAGATTTCTGTTGTGACCGATGGGTACGCCAAGTCGTTAGCCAAGATTGATGGCGAGGCATCCATCAAGCTGCGTGCAACGATGGCAACGCATGGCAACACGGTGCTGAACGCTGCCTATGAGTCTGAGTTAAAGCGCAAGAAATCGCAGGACATTACCAAGTTTGACTTAGACTTTGACAACACAATCCAGCTGCTAGAGGCTACCGTTTCCAGAGGTTTTTGGATTGATCAAAATGGTGAGCAAAGATCAATCAATGATCTTGCCAAGAATATAGAAATCAACATTGCCAATCAGTCGCTACTGATCGGCGACGCTGGCGTGCAAAAAGAATACAGCGAGAAATTTCGCGTTGCGTTGCGCACGGCAAAAATTAATGCTGTAACTAAGCATGTTATGAGCGACGAGTTTCTGGCAGACCCAACGGTCGGGCTCAACAAAATCAGAGCTGGCGACGTCGGCAAGATGTCTCAGGTATTGAAGGAAATGGTCGCAACTGATTTTGATGCTGTTGCCAAAGTAACTGCCAACTATATGCTGGCCGTTAATCAGAAAGAAGAGATTGCACGACGCAAGCGAGAGGATGAAAAGCGCACTGCTGAATCAACCGCAATCAATTTGCTTGAGCAGATATATCCAATCAAAGACCCTAAAAACCCAACTCGGCAAAAACTTGTTGCAGACTTGATGGCGCTGCCGCCAGGGTCAGTTCCGATTGGCACGATCAAAGATATTCTTGAGCCAAACAAAGAAGGCACCGGCAATTCAATGTCTGAATACAATGCGCTTGGTATGATCTTTGATGGCAAGATTACTGACAAAGCGCAGATTGACAGAATACCCAACTTGACTGTTGGCCAACGTCTAACACTGCTGAAGGCTTTGCGCAGCGAAAACAAAGCTGGCGATAGAGAGCTTGATTCTGGATTGAACAAGCTGTCAGGCATTAACGCTGACCCTAGCACCATTGTTGTGCTGGACAAGAACAGCGCAGAATTTAAGCGTAAGCAAGAACTAAAAGCCAGGGCATTAGCGATACAAGCTGAAGTTACGGCAAAGGGCGAAACCATAACCGAGCGCCAGATACTGAATCAGATTGAATCTGAAATCCTTGCAAAGAAAAATACTTCTGAAGCAAAGCAGGCACTGGATTCTCTAAATTATTATGTGATTGATAAGAGCGGTCGCGCAAAGCCAGACCGAGATTGGATTACTGGCCCGATTAACCGGCAGACTCTGCCAGCGTTAAAGCAAAAGGCTGAAGCGACAAAAGATCCTGGTGACCGTACTAGAAGGCTGCGCCAGATCCAAGAACTTGAGCGCCTGCTAAAAGTATCTGAGGGAATGTGACATGGCATACAGCCAAATTGAACAGCGTTACATGGACATGATTGTGGAGGGGTACTTCCCCACCACGCCACCAGAGCCTGCGCCAGAGGAGCCCAGCCTAGAAGGTGTCCAGCTGGCCGCTGGCCCGAGCAAAACGCGCACAGATGCGCCTGCTGGTGCTGGATTGCCTAAAGCGCCGACCACGCCTGAACAGGCTGCGGAGATGATGCGCAACATGCCGCTGGCAACGCAATCGGAAATGATCATGCGCAGGATTGCAGAGGATCAGAAGGCCGGCGTTGTGGGCTCTGTCATTCCAAAAGATATGACCCTGCGCGAGAAGCTGGCTTCCGGTATGCAGCAGATGCTGATTGACAACGCCGGCATGGACAATGTTCGCGCACGCAGGCTGGCTCAAACCATGTTTGGCGGCGAGAGCTCTGGCGCACCGCTTGGCATTGGCTTGGTCGATGTCACGCCGTTTGTCATCCCACTTGCCGCGCAGGAGGCAGGTATCTCTGCTGGTGAGGCAAGAGAGGCTGCGCAGGCGGGCGAGTATGGCAAGGCCGCATTGAGTTACGGAACTGGCGTGCTGCAGGGATTGGATGTTGTGCCTGGCGTTGCGATTGCTGCAAAGGTTGGCAAAGCTGCAGGCAGGGCGCTGGCACCGGTTGCCGGCGAAATGGTTGAAGGCTACATGCGGAAAACTGGCGGGCTTATGGATGTTGCGCCTGTAGGGCCGCGTGTCGATTCGATTGACAAATTTCCTGTTGGCCCAGGCAGCATAAAGCCTACTGTCATAGCGCCAGATGCGCCGCTATATAGAGAAATGAACGCAGACAATCTGACTGATTTCTTGCGTCAAGATAATCAATTCTCATACGCTGCTGTGTTTGTGACAGATAATGCTGACTTAGCACTTGGTCAAGGATCAAACAAAGGCATCAAGGTTCAGTTTCGCGCCAATGCTGTCAGCGGAAAAGAGAACGTCAAGCCGATGACAGGAGACATTGCCGGCAGAGAATACAAAGCTGATGTGTTTGCGCCCAAAGCGATTGAATCAATTACATTTGCAAGTGAAGCAGATCTTAAGACACTAAAAGGTTTGCCAGCAAAAGTATTGCGGACTGAATTTGAGCGTGCGAGTGATGGCAAGAAAAACATTGTCTTTATTCGTAAGGCACAGGGCGAGGAGAAAAAGTAAATGGCAACCGCACCACTTGAGCAGCGCCTCGGTTCTATCCTGCCTGACGTGCCTACACCGCCGACCGGCGAGGTGCCGCTAGAGCCGTTTCCAATGGAAGCAGCTGCCGATCCGATAGACATGCCGAGCGGCGACCCTGGCTCGCCTAACATGGACGGGATGCAGGTTGCTGGTCTTGGCTCTGCTCTCCGCAAGATGGTCACCGAGGCAAAGCCAAGCGCTGGCCGCAGAATCGTTAGCGATGCTGTGCCGGCTGATGCGCTGCCAGAGGCTGCAAAGGTTGGCCGAGTTACCGTAATTCCAGAAGCTGGCGAGCCGCTTACCACCCAGGTGCAGCAGGCCACACAGGCTAGAAAAGCAGCCGGTGCCACCAAGGGCAAGCCGAGCCCAACGACAGCTGAGCGTGCTGCTGGCGTGCCTGTTGAGCCGTTCAACCTGTCGCGCTATCAGAGTGACGATGCAGCTGCCGTGATTGGTGGCGTGGCCGATGCGCTGGGGATTAAGACCAAGCGCGTCACCTTTGACGAAATCAAAAAGAAAGCGGAAGACAGCGGTATTAGCGAGTCTTTTCTCGCTCGCCTGACATCACCAGACGGCACGATGCTGCCGAGCGCTGTAGATACCTACAAGGCTTTGCAGGTGCTTGAGTCTAGCGCTGTTGAGCTTGATCGTTTATTCAAGTTGGTTGATTCTGGCGCTGCATCTGACATTGACAAGCTGGCACTGCGTCAGCAGATCGCTTTTCATGGCCTGATCCAGAAGGGCGTTAAGGGCATTCAGACTGAGACAGCCCGAGCTCTGGCCGTTATGCGTATGCCACGCGATGGCAAGTCGCAGGCACTGCGCCAGGTACTAGATGAGTTTGGCGGCGACAATGCGCTGACCGATATGGCTCGCTCTTATCTGTCGCTTGAGACACGCGCAGCCAAAAATGCAATGGTCGAAAAGTCTATGATGTCCGGCGTTAAGGATGTCTGGATGACTACATGGATCAATGGCCTGCTATCGTCGCCGGTCACCCACGCAAAGAACATTGTTTCGAATTCGCTGTTCGGTCTGTACCAGATCCCCGAGCGGCTGGTGGCTGGCCTGTATTCCAATTACCTGCCGCAGAAGATCCGGGCTGGCGAGCTGCCGCCTGGGCTGCGCTGGTTTGGCGACAGGGTGCCTGGTAGCGCGGAAGAGCGCATCGAGCTGGATGAGGCGTTAACGATGACGCTGTCGCTGCGCAATGCCATCAAAGAAGGTTTCGAGCTGGCATCTAAAGCATGGAGCTCAAACACACCACAGCTGGATATTGCCAGCAAGGTTGAGCTCAGTCGCGCTCCGATGGAGAGCATGGGCGAGACACTGCAGCGCATGACCGGCGCAAAGCAGGATAGCTGGATCGGCAAGGGGTTTGACTACTACGGCACAGCGGTGACGCTGCCTGGTCGTGCGTTGATGACCGAGGACGAATTCTTCAAGGGCGTGCTTTATCGCATGGAGATGAATGCCCAGGTTACCCGGCGCTCAAAGAAGATTTACCGCGATGCGATTGACTCTGGCATGTCGGAGCAGGACGCAGTTGCCAAAGCCACCAGCGAGGCGCAGGATCTATTGCAAAACCCACCGAGAGATCTGGATGAAGCAGCGATGGCATATGCCAAGCAAGGCACTTTCCAATCAGATCTGCCACCGGCCTTGGCTTCATTGCAGAGAGTATTTAATCACCCGGTTGGCAAGATCATTGTTCCATTCTTTAAGACCCCAGCCAACATTGGATTGAATGTTGTGGAGCGCACACCATTTGCGCCACTATCGTCACGCTGGCGGCAGGAGATCGCAGCTGGTGGGCCAGAGCGCGACATGGCAATGGCCAAGGTATCTTTGGGCTCAACGGTGTTTGCAGGCTTTGCTTTGTGGGCTGCTGAAGGTGGTTTGACCGGTCGCGGCCCGGAGCGCAAAGAAGAGCGCGACGCATTGATGCGCACTGGCTGGCAACCGTACAGCATGAAGATGGGCGACAAGTGGTATTCGTTCCAAGGCTTGGAGCCGATTGGTGCATTAATGGCTATTGCTGCCGACTATGCCGAGTACGCAAAATATGAGCCCGATGCCAGCAAGACCGAGGAAGTTTTCCTTGGCGCGACCTACGGCCTGTATGAGTATTTGAAAGAGCAGCCTTATCTGCAGGGTATTGCTGATGTTGGCAAGCTGATTGGCTTCAATGAATCTGGTCGGGTAGATGGCGAGAAGATTGTCAACGGTTTGACTAAACAGTTTGGTGGTGTTTTCTTTGGCGGTTCACCTGGTGGCGTTTACAGCTCTGCTGTGGCCAACATCGATCGCCTGCTAGACCCGACCAAGAAGGACACCAAGGCCAGCCCGGATCTGCCTATGGGTGTGCGTGGGTTTGTCGAAGCATTCAACCAGTACCGCAGCCGCCTGCCTTACTTTAGCGAGTCGGTGCCAGAGGCGCTGAATTTGTGGGGCGACACAATGAAACGCAGCCAGGGTAACCCGCTGGAGCTGGTGCTGCCGACCAGGGTATCGCCGGATCAATTCTCTGAGGTGGATGATCTGCTAGTCGAGATCGGCTCGCCAATCGGCGTGCCTGACCGCAAGACATCATTCACCCTGGGCGAAGGCGAAGGATCAGCCTCTGCGCCGGTGGAGCTGTCGCCGGAACAGTACAACCGACTGCTGACCATCTACGGCAAAGAGACTGATGCCAAGCAGACAATTCTCGACACCATGACGATGCCAGGCTTTGACCTATTGCCATTGGATCAAAAGCAGAAGATGGTGCAGAAGGTACACAGCAAATACATGGGGTTTGCAAAACAGAAACTAATGTCGGAATATCCTGAAATTCAAGACAAAATCATGGACATTGGCGAGGCGCGTCAGTCTTTTGGCATCTATTACAAACCAGATTAAGCTAGTAAAATTTTGACAAGGAAGGAATATAAATCATGGGCGTGCCAATTAACAATGTGACAAGGCGGGTGGTCTATGCCGCAAGCGGCACCGGCCCGTATAACTTTACGTTTGAGATCCTGGCTGCAACCGACATTGCGGTGTACCGGGACGATACGCTGTTGACTTTGACCACCAACTACACGGTCACGATCAACAGCAACGGCACCGGCTTTGTGACGCTGACTGCAACGCCGACAGGTGCGACGCAGATTGCTATTGTCGGCAACCGTACCATCTCGCGCACGACTGACTTCGTGACCGGCGGCGACTTCTTCGCTAACACGCTGAACGACGAGCTGGATCAGCAGACCATCTTCAACCAACAGAATGCCGAAGGCCTGCAGCGTGCGTTGATTGCACCGCAGACAGACCCGACCACAATTGACATGACGCTACCGAGGGCGGTAGATCGTGCCAACAAAACGCTGGCATTCGATGCCAACGGTGACCCAACGCTAGGCATTAGCGCTGCCGATGTAGCCAATGCGGTGACCTATGCGACCAACGCTGCTAACAGTGCTACAGCGGCTGCATCCTCTGCTTCTTCGGCATCTAGCTCTGCCTCAAGCGCCAGCAGCTCTGCCAGCACAGCAACGACGCAGGCCAGCAATGCCTCGACTTCTGCGTCGAATGCTTCGACCAGCGCAACTAACGCATCTAACTCGGCCAGCTCGGCATCGACTAGCGCCAGTAACGCAGCAACCTCGGCGACTAATGCATCGAACAGTGCGAGTGCAGCCAGTACGTCAGCATCCAATGCTGCATCGTCGGCCTCTGCTGCCAGCACATCAGCCAGCAATGCAAGTACAAGCGCAACTAATGCCGCCAACAGTGCGACGGCTGCCGCGACAAGTGAAACAAATGCAGCGGCTTCGGCTGCTTCAGCGGCTGCTGCCTTGGACAGTTTTGATGACCGCTACCTTGGAGCCAAGTCATCTGACCCGGCAGTGGACAACGACGGCAACGCGCTGGTAACTGGTGCGCTGTACTACCGCACGACCACGCCTGTCGGCATGAAGGTCTATGACGGCGCTCAATGGATTGAGGCTTCTGCTGCCCAGCAGTCGCTGATGGTGACCTATGAGTATGTCGCCACCGCAGGCCAGACCACGTTCTCCGGCACAGATGCCAATGGCGCGACACTAAGCTACGTCGCCAACAGCATCAGCGTGTCACTCAACGGCGTGACGCTGCGTCCGGGTGATGACTACACCGCGACCAACGGCACTAGCATTGTGCTGACCTCTGCCGCCGCGCTGAACGACGAGCTGATGGTGATCGCCTTCGCTGTGTTCAACGTGGCGAACGCTGTTGCCAAGACCGGCGACACGATGACCGGGTCGCTGCTGCTGCCTGCGGGTACTGTCTCGGCTCCTGCGCTGACTACCTCTGCCGATACCAATACGGGTGTGTTCTTCCCTGCTGCGGATACGGTGGCTATCGGTACGGGTGGTAGCGAGCGTGTTCGGGTGGATAGCAGCGGAACGCTTAAAACAAATGTGGGCGGTGTTGAAGGTATTCAATTAGCAACAGATTTGAATAGTTCTACCGTATCAAGTCGTTTGTTGTTTT